TCACTAATATATCGTATAATACTAATTATGCGCTTACTAAGTCACAAGATAAACTCCTGATTTAATCCCAAAAACTACCCAAATAATCACCCTAATGTCGGATTTGGCCTCTACTTGTCATAATACCTAACATTAGAAAAACTTCTAGCAAATTCTCCTATATCATCCCAATCTGAATCTTGGTTCCTGCTTTGTTTTAGAATATAACCGTATTTAAGCTGACCCTGAAAATTGAATCGACTCTCTTCCGGTTTGGTTTCTATTTTTATCCCAGTTTCAGATATATGATTTTTCCAAGTAAGTTCCGAAATTTTTTTACCACTACTGGCATAACCCTTCGGCATTGACCATTGAAAAACGTCATGCCTGTAACCCGTAAAAGGTGTTAGTATAATTCCATGTTTGGTCTCTAAAGCATCTTCCGCTTTAGTAATTGTAGGCAGCGTTACTGAAGTGATAACTAAAAAATGACAAATAAAAGTTTTAAACTGCATAATTAACGTTAATTAAATTTGAAGTAATAAAAATATCTGGTTTAGTATCAATACCTAAGATGTTTTGTCGTAATAATTAACTCCATTAGCACCTTTTTTGAACATGAACCATAGTATTTTTATAATTGACCAATCGTAACCGAATTCTCTGATTGAACAAGAATTATCTCTCTTTCAGTTCCCTGCTGCCATTTTTATATAGCAGAAATGCCTCATTCTTAATACTGCAACAAATATTAAAATACCATCCATCGTAGCCAATTCTAATGTTCGTTAATCATTTTTATAAGTGGCTATTACGTTGGGCTAAATTATTATCAAAGTTCTATAGGGTTTTTTCCAATAAAACGTAAAACTATATTTCTTCCACACCTTAATACAGGATATAATAAGCTGGCTAGAACTTGATGTTGGAATATTTTCTTGTTTATCCTATTAAATAAATTACTTGATGTAGACATTAAAGCCAGTATATGGATAGCTTGAGCACCAAAATAAATATTTCCATCAAGATTTAAAATCATTCCTTTGTTGATATCTAGTCCTTTTTTATAAAACTTTGTGACCAAGTTTTTATTATTTCTAGCATTTAGGAGTTCTATATTAGAATTTAATTCCTTAAGCCTTATATAACGAACATAAGAATGACAAAAGGGGCATTCTTTATCATATAGAAGATAATTAATATGCTCTTTTTCTTTATCTATAATCTCGGAAGTTGTCTGGTCCATAATAAGTTTCTTCAATCCCTAATTCTTGGTCTTTTACTTTAATAAGAGAAAAAATAACACGATCAATTGTTTTGTTATTTTCTATAAAATATTTGTCATTTTCCCAATAACCTGGTAGCTTTTCAATTTCAGTAATTTGGGGATTCGTTCTCATATTATACCTTGCTAAAATCTCAAAAGATGGTTTTTTAAATCCTTTGTGCTCTATGTTAATTACATATTGTTTTTTCTTTGTATCCCAGTGTAATTTTGAAATTAATGCCCTAAAACCCTTATCGTCTCTCACCGCTCTATAAGCCATATGAAGATCAACAAAATCTGGTTTTGAAGGATAAGGAGTAGCTGCCATGAACCCAGAGCGGTATATTATTTTTTTAAATTCGACTAGAGTATGCTCGCAGCGCCTTTCCCTTGAACGAGTGTATATACCTCTTTTTAGCCTTTTCTGCATTGAGTTATCAATTTCTTCAAGCTCCTTGATAGTAGACTTTCTAAATAAATAATCATCTAATTCTTCTCTGTAACATACTTCTACCGGTTTGGTCTGATCGTCAGAAGTATATACATCTATACGACCTGTATAAATAGGGAAGTATTTATGTTCATTATAAGGCTTTATTGCTCTAGTTTCAGCAAAAAAACCCATCGTGCTGAATGGGTAATTTAAGTGTTTTAGTCCTAAACTGAATAGAAGGGTTAGTATATAATAACCAAAAAATATAGTACCAAATAACAGAACAGATACCTTGTAACGTCTGGAAAAGCATATATTGGGAGCTGTATTGATAGACGAATAGTTATCTATCTTTTTTGATCTAAAAGAACTAAGAAGTTTATAAAAATATTCCCAATCTACACAAATAAAACAAAGAGGAATCCAAAATGGATGCCAGAATTCAAAAACATGTCCTAGAGCAACGATTTCTATAAAGAAAAAAAGGCCACCAAATATAAAACGGAAAATAGGTCTATGTAAAAAAAATGCAGCTAAAATAGAGGTTGATTGCGCAAAAAGTTGAAGCATACCAGCAGTTTTCCAAATAAGTGGATCTTGCACGATCCACATAACAATACTTGGAGGTTCAGATCTATATTGTAACCAAGAAATAACAAGAGAATTTCTAATATTATCCGAAAGTGCCCAATAAATACCACCGGCCCTGAATTTTTGAAAAAATGCTCCAAACATAAATAAAGCAACACTTAATTCGGCAAAAATTACTGGCCACCAATAAATATTACCCTGTTCTTTATTGCTATTATTTCTCCATTTATTTATCAAATAATCAACTGATAAAACGTCGGCAGATCTAGCAAACATAAAGGCTAAACCTGCTAAAAGTTGTACGTTATATGCATGTGACCAATATGGTCCATAAGAAGTTTGTAACGAAACGATAAATAGGACTGATAAAACTGCTATAACCTGGGATATAGGTATAAGGAGCCCAATAAACATACATATTATTGAAATATGCGCAGTTATATATATGCTTTTTACTAATAACTCAGAAGGAGGGCCACTATAAAGCAAATCAAAAATTTTAATTATGCCTTTTGGTACCCATCCTAAACTACTTTGTAATGATATCCATTCCTTGTAATATAAATCAGAATCAAAGTTTGAATGATGTCTAATCGTTAACCATAAAGCTATAGCTATAGCCATTCTGGTTATGGCTACATTATATTTTCCTCCACTTCTAAAAAGCCATGAAGAAATAAGGTTATTAAATTGAAATAGTTTAATCTTACATTCTTGAGTAACACAGTTAAACATACTTATTGACTCCCCAAATTATGTTTTTATTAGAATAAAATATCTGATTTAGTATGACCGATATCTCTGTTGAAAAATGAACCATAGTATTAATAATTGACCAATGGTAATCAAATCCTACTGTTAATCAAGCTTAATCTTTCTTTTTTAGTTCCGCGCCGTCATTTTTATGTGGCGGTAAAACAAGACTTTCCAATTTGATCTTATAAACGTGACGAATATTAACAAATTTTAATCCCGATGTCCCAAACCCCCTCATTCTTAACACTGGTCCAATGTTCTGAGCTTACTTAAGACCAAGTTTTCTAGTTCTAATACAGCTTTACAAATTTCTTTCCATGCTCGATCATCAAATTTACTTTTGTTTGAAGCAACTGCAGAGGAATATTCTATTTCTAAAACCTGCCAATTTATTAAAAATAAACTTTCCCATCCTGGGCCAATTTCGGAAAAGGCTGAGGTTTACGCTTAGACCCCCCTATAACCCACGTTTCTTCCACCACTCGTCAGTTTTAAATTCTTCTGGAATATCTACCCCTCTATTGACCTCACTTACTGTTAATCCGTATTCTTTTTCCATTATTTCTTCAAACTGATTACATAAATCTTCAGGTAATTTTTTACCGCACCACGGACAGTACTTTAACTGATATCTTGTGCCACAGTATTTATTATTTTCATATAAAAGAAAATGATAGCTTCTTGTAGTTGGTTCGTACTCTAATAATTCTCCCCAACTTCTTATTTCTTCTGGGTCTAAAGCATTGTCCATACTAAAACAACAATGTTTTGAATCGTCACTCATATTACTTTACCTTCCAACAATCTTTTATTTCTATATTTCTTCCTTTTTCTCCTTTATGTTTATCTTTTATTACTTTACCAGTAGCATCAACATCAGCTATCCACTTAAATTGTCCTTTTAGTTCTACAAATAACTTATAACTCGAAGGAGTTAATCCTTGGCTAGCTCCACCATGGTTAGCCGTATCCTTATTACCAACAGTCTGTTCTGGATCTTTGTATATTTTCCCAAATTTACCTGATTGGTAAACTTCAGGTGCATCTTTAACGCTTGCCGGCTTTACATTCCAATGATCAATTTCATAATCATTATAAAGAATAAAATCTTTCCAATTGGGTTCATGGATATCTCTCCCCTCCTGTAAATCTTTGAGATCCAAAACATGAGGTGTAAAGCCTGGCAACTGACTCCATTTTAAATAATTATCTGAGTCCTCTGGAGTAAACAGGATTGATTTTGGTTGATAAGGTATGGGAGTACTTAAGATTGTCGGCTTGCCTGCATTAGGATCAATATCGAAATAAGCACTAGTTAAACTGCCAACCCCTTGATTATTAACATCTAAAAATGGTGCGCTAATTCTTAACATGATCCTAGCTAACCTTATTCTGGAGTTACTGTGACTGTTCCATCTTGGTATCTTCTAATAAAATTACCTTTACCATCGGCCTTAATCTCAAAAAGCTTATTGACGAATTCAGTAAAGCTATTTGCTATTAAAAATAAGTAGTTTAAATCTTCCTCTTTCCAAAAACTCCAATTGGTTGTCCAATAATATACTTGACCATAGTATTCGCCAGCTATTCCTAAACAGACTTTTCCACCACTATCAGAGCCTATTGGTATTACTTCCTCGGGTAATTCTTCTCGAGAACGATAAAATTGCTTGCTGATATTACAAACATCGCCATCATATAATGCGTAAAACCAGTCAATACCTGCTTCATTTGTTTTTTCATTGATAGGCTTTACCAATCTATACCCGTCATAAACAGGATGACCACCATTATACTTGAGCAAAAACTGTTTATAATCTTCTGGAAGCTTTGCATTAATTAATGACTCAAATTTAGCTATTTCTTCTAAATTTGTTGGTCTTTCACATTCAATAACTTCTATATCATTCATCATTTTTTAATCATTGTTTTATTTACTGCTCTTCCCCCGGTATGTTTTATTGCATCATGTAAATCTTCTGGTACTAAAATTAATGTTTTAGCATCTTCTAAATGATGCCAAGTATAACCCTTTGGTTTATCTTCTATCCCCATGGCCTCATTTGCACTTTTGGTATCCTTGTAATCACCAGTAATACTATCAAGCTCTACCTTGTAGATTCTTCCAGATTCATCAACATAGGTATAAGGCTCAAACCTTGCAAAACCACGTTCATCGATCATGACACTATCTGGGTATTTTACTTGAAGATCTTCAGGTAGCTTATAGAGAGGATATTTCTGACCTGCTAAATCGCCATTAATTGGATAACGAGAATTTATCTTATCAACTGAATCAGGATATAGCTTCTTATAAAGAACGCTCATATCTAAATTATCATGGAGCTGGCTTTGATCAGGGAAAGATTCCTGCCATGTTTTGACCATCGAAGGAGTGAACCCTGGCAACTTGCTCCATTCTAAGAGACGATCGTCATTAGGAGTAAACAGGATTGATTTTGGTTGATAAGGTATGGGAGTACTTAAGGTTGTCGGCTTGTTAGCATTAGGATCAATATCGAAATAAGCGTTAACTAGACCAGCATGTTCTTGACCATCAACTCTTCCCATTACTTTAAAGTCAATAGCGGATAATTTAGTGGTCTGCTCTGATTGCGGTATTGAAATATAATTATTACCACCATCACCGCCCGTAAACTCTAAAGTGTCCTCAAAATTTTCATACATCAACATTCCTGAGGTAACTAATTGATTAGCTAAAACTGGGCGATAGCTACCTTTTGGAGCATTTGTGATATAGTTAGTAACAGACTGACCATAACTATAAGCAAGCCCTGCTGCACCGACTATTGGGATCGCTCTACCGGCTAGCTTTGCTACCCCATAAATAGCCGTAAGAGCCCCTTCAATACCTAGTTCTATTTCCATTAGAGCAAGACCGCTTCCCGCTGTGTAGGCATTAGCCTTAGGTATAAAGGAGACCCTTGGCAAGCTACTGAAGAACATACTTGACTGCGCTGTTGATCTAGTAACATCATAAACCCGTACTTCTTCTGCTTTTTGAGTTTTTGCTTCCGATACGTCAAAAAAGTATTTCAGATACTCCATGCTCTGTTTGTTTAACTGAACTAGTTCCTGATTGGTCTTTTGACCGAGTAACAATGAGTAATCATAAGATTTGTCAGCTGAGGTCTGTTGTTTTTGTCCCCCAGTTTCATCTTTTTTTTCTGTTTCGGCAAAACCATAATCTCCCTCAAGTAGATCACCCATTACATAATTTGTATCTATGCCTCTGGCATTTATTCCCATACTTTCATAAAGAAGCCGCTGCTCTATTATTTCTGTTTGCAGTAACCTCTTTGCCGATTCTCCTTTTTCATCCCTGATACGGAATATATCGGCTATTCTCTTACCTACCCCATCGGGCCTGTTCTCCCAATTGCCGTAAACTCTCGGTTTACCGCTAATACTGCTCTGTATATCCTCATGAATATTTTTTAATTCCTCGGTAATGTTTTTCTTGATATTGTTTATATATGAATCTGCTAATGGCCTTGCTACCTGATGTTGTACTCTGCTTAATACGGCTTTTGTTATGCTAGCGGTAAGCTCGGACTCCATAGCATCTATGATCTTGCTTGTTCCACTCCTTGCCGCGGGTTGCTCCGCCTTGCATAGCTGCCATAAACTTTCGGCGATCAGGTCATTATGAATACCGAGATTCTGTTTGAATACCTCGGATCTCTCACTATCCTTAAGTAGCCTTGGATTCCTTGCATCTCCTTCCTTGAGCAGGACTTGTTTCGCCTGCAAGTGACCCTCCTTGATAATTCCTGCCTCCTCCAGTTTTCTTACTATTTCGCGGGTTTCGCTTAAATTAAGACGTATACCTAGTTTACTGCAAATAAACCTTGCAAGATCCGTCTCTTCTGTTACAAGCTCGTCTGCTTTCTCCTCAAATGCCCTACATACTTTATCAGTTAAATCATTGATTTTCATTAAAGCATCGCCGATGCTGAGCGTTTTTCCTAAATACCCTACTATCTTAACTCTTGGATCATGGCTGCCGCAGAGACCGTTAACTAGCCCGGTGATTATCGCTCTTAATTCCTCTCCGTGTTGTTTAAGGGCGGACATTGCACTATTATGAAGCTTCTGCTGATTATTACGGTTACCTTTTACGGCGTCCATTATCAGTAATTCCTCTAACTTTGCCCGAAGTTCAGGGCTACTAAAACACTCGCTCACTTCCTTGGTAACTGCCCTCTCAAGCTGAGGATTGAACTCTTTGGCCAGATTCTTAATCCCCTGATCAAATACCGCATCAACGGTTTTATTTATTGCTACCCTTAGGGCTATTTCCTTAGCTACCTCGGTAATACAGTGCTTTGCTCCCTGTTCTGCCATTTTTTTTGTAGCTTCGTTTGAGAACATTCCTACCTTGGTTACTATACTATCTATCTTTGCCAGGGCTAATGTTACGCCGTAATTTATTGCCTTCTCCGTCCCGTACTCGCTCCACCTAAAATCTTCATTACTTGCAATGTTGCCGGCCTTTATTAAATCCTCAAAACCATTCATAATAAAGGTAGCGGCCCATTTTATGTTACCGCTCATCGCGCATACGCAGCCTACTACTACCTGCCCTATACCCAGAGCCGTAGTTAATATTACGTTACCCCAATCAACAGGTAATTCTTCTACCCTAACTCCGTATAAATGAATTATTCCCAGACTATTTAATTCGCCTATTTCATCTAGCGGAGCGTTACTTGAATCGTATAACTCTTTTAAAAGTTTCACGTCGGAGTTATCTATTACTATATATGACCGGTCAGCATTCTGTCCCCTGCCATTAGTACCTTTTACATTCTCCGTCATGGTCGGGATAATCTTCTCTATATATTCGAGCTGCTTCTTTAATAGCGCAATTTTATCTATTATCTGACGCATTAAAGGAGTCTGGCCCTGATGCTCCGATAACATCTGTATTACCGATAGATTAGGCATCAAGTTCTGCTCTATCTGGTTTTTTACTTCTATTAAATACCCCAAGGCTTGGTTGGTATAAATAGTCCATGCTTTACTGTCCTTGGCGCATACCATTTCTCCGTGCCTAATAGTACAATATGCAAGATTGTAGTACGCAGCAAAACTAAAAAAAGGATCTAAAGTCGCTGCCTGTTTTAATATCGATATTGATTTCTCGTAACTGTTTCCTACCCCCATGCGGTTGTAAGCATCTTTTATCATATAAGCCGGATTAGATATTATACTATACCCTTCTTTGTACTTTGCCGTTACGTGATTTTTAAATCGTTCAAACTCCCTTAGTACCGCTTCCCTGAGGTTACGGTTATGCTCTTCTGCCTCTACTACCTCCTTTTCTCTTAAATATTTTAGAGCTTCCGTTACTTTAGAACTGCACAAGTCCTCTCTGCTTATCTCAAAAAGACTGCTACTTACGTTTATCTCTTTAAAGCCTTTTATGCTGCCCGTATCCCATAAATACTCAAGGGAGCACCATTTTCCCGGATGTACTTTAGTCTCTGCTATAAGGCCAAGATATATTACCCCCTTGCTGTCCGTATTTTTTATATGTAACTCCTTGCTACCGTTATTTGAGATTACGATAATATCTCTCCTAAGAGCCGCTGATAATGTTTTTAAAATTTCTATATCATCTAGCTCCCCTACTACCTTCTTGATAGCCTCTATATTGCTAGGATCAGTATCATTCAGCAGATAAGCAAGTGCTAATCCTTGAAGCTCATCAGCCGTGATGCTATGTTCTAACTGCAGGCTAATTGCTCTATAAATACTTCCTACCCGGTCTCCGACGCTCAGTACCTTAAATCCCTGCTGGCGAGCGATTTCCTTTAGCTCACGTTCTTCCTCCCTTGTGAAACCGAGCAGCTTTAATTCCTTTAACTTGATGCCCCATAATTCTTCCAGCTGCTGCAATTTATACTGATTTTTTTCTCCCGATTTTAATTCGCTTAAGCAAAGGCTATATATCTTAAAGAGTTCATCATCCAAACCTATACCGCTAGATTCATATAGTTTTGCCTGTAATAAACGCTCCTCTTCAACATGATTGCGTAAATCTTTTAGCTTATCAGCGCCTTCGAACCCTCCTAAATTGCTAATAGGATAGTTGTGGTAACCTAATGCTTCTAACGCTACTTCCGTATTGGCTATTATTTGTCCGCTACCCTTATTCCCCTGCCTTGACGTCCTACCGAATGCCTGTTCTTCTACCCTTGAGTTAGTAGGTAAAAAGCTGACTATTACATGTAACCCACCGCTCTTTTCAAGTTTAGAGGTAGTTTTTATATCCGTTCCACGACCGGCCAAGTTAGTTGCAAGGATTATATCCCCGCTATATATATTACCGCTTATTGCTTCATTCTCGCTATTTAAGCTGCTTGAATAGATTTTGATCCTCTCTGCTGCGTAACCTTGTCCTAAAAGAAGTGCTCTTATCTGCTGCGTAACCTTTATGCTCTCGTTAATTACCAGCACTGCCCTCCCTGCTTCTACTTGCTTCTTTACCCCGCTTATAATCTGATTATACCACTCTTCCTCTCCTTCCGTTAAGATAGCGGGTATCTCTAAAAACTGTTTCTCCTTATAGGTCGGGATAAAAGTCAGTTCTACGCCGTAAGTAGATTTTAATAAATCCTGTGAATCGGATGAGCCGAGTGTGCCGCTCATGCCATAGATATTATGACCGTAGCGTTTGAAGTACTCCATATTGGAGATAAAGCTGGTAGTTAACGTTTCACAGCTCAATCTTAAGCCATGTTTGATCTGCAAGAATTGGTGAAGGCCGTTAGTCCAATTGGTGTTTGTGTGGATTAGTCCCGTATTTCGGTAATCAACGGGAGCAATAACCTCGTAACCTTTTTCGCTCCTGATAATTACGTAATCCTTTTCTAGGATTAAATTCTTAGCCGTTATAGCGTTTTTTATCCAGCTATGGATTTGTAGTTTTACAAATTGCTTTAAATGCTCAGGGATCTTTACTTCATCGCGGGAGAGTAAGTCATTGATATAATCTTCTAAATGTCCCGTTCTTAAAGCATTTATATCGTCAATTCTCGTAATATTACCTTCTTCGCCTTTAAAAACTATTTTCCCGCCCTCTACCTCGAAAGGCTTATCTACGAATACCCACCCGTTATCTATCCGGGCAAGATGGCTATCTACCATATTTAATCGCAGCCAAATACTACTATATAAAAACTGTACATACTCGCTACCCGGCAGGTGAGAGGCAAGCATTGCTATTTTGCCGCTCTCGTCTATTAGCATACTATCTACTTCATCTACGATTACGCATTCAAAAACACGCTTTCCTCTAGTCCCGTATCCTTTATACTCATGCCTTAATACATCATACTGGAAGTTTGCAACATCACCGTATACTATATCCCCGTCATAACATCCTCTAAAACCTTCGATATTATCGGCCTTATCGCAGTTATGGCTTGCGCTTAAACCAAACATTGCAAATAAGGAAGCCTTCTCCCCCGCATCCCTACGGGCTAGAATAGGCGAACTGGTAACAATATCAACCTTAGCTCCTCCTAAAGCCTTAATGATCGCAAGGCACGCCGCAGTTGTAGATTTACCCTCTCCCGTAGATATCTGAAGTAACCTTCCTCCCTCCTTGCCTGTAAAGAATGCTAAGAGGGATATTATCTGCACTATCCGGAGATCCTGACCACAGAATAATTTATTTGCCTGTTTAATTACCGCTATAGTTTCCTCTATAAACTCTAGGCTGCTCTTTTCGGGGTGGTTTTTGGCAACCCGGGCCCAAGATCTTATGTCGCCTTCTTCCCATGTTGATATAACCGCATCGTTTTCAATGATCTTTGAGCGGTTTCCGTAAATCCCGACTACCCTTAAATAACTATCTTCTAATTTGTTATCGGCAAGTAACCGGGCTATTTCGGGGTTACCTTCATTTAAACCCTCTATTTCCTCGAGCAACCTACTTAAGTCTTTCTCCTTGCTAGAGCCAAACTTACTGTTAATTGCAAATTGATATAAAATCTCATTTAATTCATGATGGTTTATAGCTGAGCTACTTTTAAAGCGTTCTTTTAAAACTTCTACAAGATTCTCTCCGTCCGCATTTTGATCTTCCATGCCAAGACCGAGATTCCCGGTAACTTTTCGCATATAAGGTAAAAGCTCTTTAGCGGCCCCGGATATTTCCATGACCTCTTTTACCAGCAATTCCCTGCTTACAATCCCTCTTAGTAGATTAAAATCTACCTCTGCTTCCGCCTTAATATCGTAGAGTGCTAATATTGCCGCTAGCTGATCCGTTAGCACTCCGTACTTATTTACAAAGCGTAAAAAATCCTTGATTGCATATAGATTTTCTAAGGTACAACTCTCGTTATCGGTAACAGCTTTTATTAATAGGCCTATCTCTTCTAAAAGAAGATCCTTGCTATCCTCTAAAATCTGTTTTTTTAAAGTATAAAGAAGCAGCTCCCGATTAGACTCCAATTCCTCTTTAAGGCCAGGCTCTTCTAAATCTATTTCTTTTAAGCATTTTAAGGCTAGATCCCGGAGCATCCTGTCCTGATGACCTATATGCCCCGCCACTACCCGCGTAGCAGGAATAGGTAATACCCCGCCGTTTTGTAAGCTTTCATCAAAAGCTGAAAGAACGTTTTCTATTATCTTCCGGGAATCTAAGTAATCATTAGCTAGACCAGCTAAACTCGTTAATATACCAAGACCAAGAGGAATACCTCTTTTGGCAAGCAACGCTAGAATATAACTAGCATGCTCATGATTCTCGATCTCATCATCCCTCCTGCTCCCTATTACCGCCTCTAGCCCATCAAGTAACGCTTTACTGCTAAATTCAGTTTCTTCTAATACGGTACTTAAAGTTTTAAGTAAAGAACCGCTACCGGGCTTTACCGTAATTTGTTCTATTAACTTCTCTATGATACCGGAAGGCACCTCTTGCTTATTACTTACGATCTGCTCTATAAGGTCGGTAACACAATTTACTATTTCATCTATATTACCTCGTAATAATCCTTCCAAAGCTAAAAGGGAGCTACGGGTAAGGTGCGTTCCCTCGCTAACTAACTTGCTTAATACATTTAAATCCTTCACTAACCCGCTTATTACATCAGGGCCTTCTGAAGCTGCTATAGAGGTTAAATTACCGGCTATTTCCTCTATCTCTAATATTCCGAGAATTTCTTCCCCGAAAGTATCTTTCGGCGCTCTCGTTAAAATCTCAAAAGCTCTACGGCGTAAATCGCCGTCTGCATTTTCTACTAGCAAACCCGCTAAAAACTTTACGGCTACGCCAGGTAGCTTGCTCTCCTTCAATTCGAATATGTCTAATACCGAGCTTAAATCATCACCGCTACACCTGGTTAATGCATAGCTTAACTCTTCTCCTAATTGCCTGCCTGGATGAGTAAAATATACCTTTAGAGCGTCAATGCTATATAAACGTAAGTTAAGATCAGAGCTCCTGACGTTATCTGCAGCGGCAGATAAAACTTGAAGTAACTCTTGCGGTAAAACCGGGTCATGATGTTCTAAAACCGCTTGCCTTATCAGTAAGGTAGCAGCACATTTAGCCTCTAAGCTATAAGATTCACTACCTGCTAATATTATCTTCTCTATTTCCAAGTACCGATCCTCTCCAAGATACTTAAGGCAAAGTCCTCCAATCCCCTTCACTTGTGCTTGAAGTATAGCTTTTAATAAAACCGCTGCCTGCCTATTGTTATTAAGTACTTCCTCTAGTAATAACGGTCCTAAATGTGGATCAATTATGCTACTATAGTCATATTTACTATTGCTACATACATTTGCTAGAAAATCGATTGCTGCCTGTTTTACTACTTTCTGGTCTGCGCTAACTAACCAGCTTGCGGCATATATTGCATTACCCGGTAAATATCCGTTCTGCTTGGCTATTAAAGAAAAAACTTTTAAAGTACTAGTTACAACGGATGTATCCACGACATCTAAATTATCTACAAGTAGTTCTACTGCTTGCGGAGTAATATCATGATTATTTTTTAGTACTTTTTCTAAAACCTCCAGCGTAAGTACTCTAGCATCGACGTGATATACTTCCCTATCCTTATCTATTCTTTCTTCCGACGCCATTTTAGCTAGAACGCAAATGCTTAAATCATCAACTTTAATACCGCTTTCCAGAGAACAGCTAGTTAAACGTACTAGTCCATTTCCCAATTGATCTTTTAAAATATCGTATTTAGTATCTAAAAGCCTAGATATGCCTGTTGTAGATGCGTAAAGCAAACTATCCTCTAAATTGCTACTATTATGTGCTAGTAAAAAAGTAGCATAATTTATATGATGTACAAACTTATCGGGATCTTTTCCTCCTAATAACTGTGTATTATAATAATCAAGCAACTCTATTAAAGAACTAACCGTGTCCGGTTGCAAATTGCTCGCGTACCCGCGTTGTAATATAGCAGGCACATAGCCTTTGGTATTATTTCTGTCGGTAACTAGTTTATGCTCTAGAAATGTTTGACTCTCTTTTGTTAATACTATTCTTTCTTCTGCATCAAGAATAGGGATCATAATATCAAATATAGAGGCTTTAATCTTTTTTTTATCCTTACTATCGTAATATTTACTTAAAAGCTCTATTAGGAAATTTACTACCTTATCCGGGGCATTGTATTTATTATTCTTCCACCAACTATCTAACAAATCTTTCTCGTCTTGCCCTAGCGATGAGACAAACTCATATAGTTTTGTTTTGAGCAGTGTGATATATTCTGGAATCTTTTCGACCTGCTCGCTCTCATTAGATTTAACATCAAGATGTTCTAATCCTTTAGTTTTTAGTACCACTGGCGAAATCTGTTTTGAGAGTACTCCCCCTAAACTTTGCCATTCTTCGCCATTTAATAATTCTTCAGCTGTTTTAGTTCTAAACTTCGTATCAATTTGTACTAATTTAGCAAAGTCTTTAGCTACGTTTGGATCATTGAAAACATAATTTTGCTTTATACCGGTAAGGAATCGCTTAGTATAACCGAAACCTTTTTTTAAAAAATCCGAGTAAGTATCTTTGATAAGATCAATCGATTTAATAGACTCCATATCTTGCAAATGTGCATGCTCGGCTAAATACTTTACCATTTGTGTTTTTCCTAGCAATACCACTTTTCCTAATAATGTAGAAGCCGATTCGTCAGAAGTTAATCCATGATGAATCAAGTTAGATGGTTTCGTGATCTCCCTGCTTGGAATATTTCTTTCTAAAAGAATTCCAGCCTTATTCTGCATAATCCGTAAAACTTCCGTTCCTTTTGTGGAAACAGGTGCTACAGACAGATTTTCTAATAATCTATCTATTCCTATGGAAGTTATACTTTGATCATTAATAGCTGCTTTTTGGACCTTAACTATCCCGCTTACATGACCTGCAGAGAATACGATACTCTTATCATTTACAACCTCAGGGGATGCTTCTAGTATTGCACTTATTATTCCAAATATTTCTGCGCGGTCTGGTTTTAGGTTGTCACTAATGGCAAATCGATAGCCATAAAGATAATTGCTATCTGTGGGATTTGTATCCCACATGGTTGCGATTTCAACAGTTATAGTATTAACTGTGTTGGTTAATTCCTCACCGGCATCTAATGCTCTAATGGTAAATGCCTTTAATGCTTCTTCTTCTTTAAGCTTCTGTTTTATTAAACCCGCTTCGCTATTATGCTGTACTCTTAACTGTAGCAACCGACTTAAATGCAAATCAGCCGCATTCATTTCGTGGTATTTGCTGAGTACATATTCTGCTGCAAAATCTACCGCTCTAAGTTTTTGTGCTAGTTCCAGACTACAAAAATCTATAAACTCCTCGAACCCCTTGATAAATTCTTCCTTGCTGTTTTGAAGCTGCTCTGCCATGATTAGCATATTCTTCAAAGCGAATATCCCGCATTCTACCCCCCATGTTTGCTCGCAGGATGTGCTAGTAATAAATCTAGCAGCTTCATCTATTTCTGTTATTAGCTTCTCAAAGTTTTTATTAATCCTGCCTTTTGAATCCTTATACAGTACGTATACTTCATCATTTATTTTTAAGGCTGCAAAAGATACCCAATGCCAATTACCGAGATTATAAATACACAAAGTAGGTTTATGTTCATCTAACGATAATATTAATGCAGATAAAACCCGGTTTACGTATCTGCCGTCGCCTATCGGTTCATGTATCGTAAAATTACCGAGAAAAGGCTTCATAATCTCATTTTGGATTAACTTTATATCGGTTGCCTGGTAACAATAGCTTTGATTATCTTTCTGATTAAAAGCATTTCTATTTAAATCAAAGTCTAATCCTTGCTTTGTTATTCCTTTTACAACATCTACCTGTAGCGATTCCGAATCCCAGTATTTATTATCATAATAATACCGGCTAGTTGAAAACATTTTTCTGTCAGAATCAATAGACTCCTGCTGCAACGAATGATCAATTTTCAGGGAAGAAGAACTGATAGTATTATTCTGCTCCAGCTCATCCGCCGAGCCCATTAGCTCTGTACTATCGACTATTACTTTCATGTGTTATAATAATTACTTTTTTGCTCTATCGACAGAAGCATAAACAACCAAGGAAACAACTATAATCGGCGCTCCATAATACATCTTTTACCATTATATCTGATCTAAATAATTTATATCCGATTCATTGTGATAAGAATTATGACCTAGTACGTTTACGGCGTTTTGATCATATAACCTAGAAGGTTTTGTACTTATGTCAATATCTTCACCGTCACTTGCCACCTCTAACCTCTGGGTTTCTAGTTGCTCTGCCTTTATCCTCTCGGCTTCCAATTTTTCAAGTTTTAGTTTCTCGGCTTGTAGCCTTTCTGCTTCTAACCTCTGAATTCTTAGCTGTTCTGCCTTTATCTTCTCGGCTTCCAATTTTTCAAGCTTTAACTTCTCGGCCTGTAACCTTTCTGCTTCTAACCTCTGGAGTTCTAGTTGCTCTGCCTTTATCTTCTCGGCTTCCAATTTTTCAAGCTTTAACTTCTCAGCCTGTAACCTTTCTGCTTCTAACTTCTGAATTCTTAGCTGTTCTGCTTTTATTCTCTCCAGCTCTAACTTGTGGGTTTTTCTTTGCTCTTTAAGTTTTAACTTTTCAGCTTGTTTAGCAGTTATCTGTGTATTAATACTCTCTATTTGACACTGATAACTAGTCTTTGCTTTATTATACTCATCCTGATTAAATCTTCTTTCCGTATGATAGGTGTATTTAGGATCAAGTTTTATTCCAAATGCTCCTCGAACAGTATGTTTTGTCTCAATTGTCACGTTATAATAGTAATTATCTGCATTAATCGCTCCAAGAGCATTTCTGGCCTCTTGTAAGGCATTGATATTGAGATCAATAGCTATATCACGGTATTTTAATGCGTTCTCCTCATCCCCTAACTCTCTTAAAACGACAGCTTTAGTGTCGTAAATATAAAAGGCCTGATTTAATATTCCTTTTAATTTCATTATGTCTTGATAGTATTTATTATATTGATCCCAAAAATAATCAGCCCTTTTTACTTCTTCTAAATATAAAGGTAAGTTCTTATTTAAGTTATTAATTATTCTAATATTATCAGGCGTGGTAGACGGTACGTGTAAAGAATTCTCAAAAAACCACCTAAACCCATGTGTTGGATTTTGTATAGACCATGAAAAAGCATTAACACCGTTGACGTTGGAACCATTGTATAAATTATCTCTCTTTGCTGCCGCTTCTTTATACTGCTCTAATCTTTCAAGATATAATCTGTTTAGTGCTTCTACTTCGTATTTGATACTTTCTATATTTTGAATAGCTATATCACAGTATTTTAATGCATTATTATAATCCCCAGCCTTTATTAAAGCCACAGCTCTATCTCTTAATATAGCTAGATCTTTACTCATAAGCCTACCTTCTAAATTGGCAATACTATTAAGCCAAATAATAAAATATTTTGGGTTACGTAAAAAACGTTACCCCAGAGGGGTTTATCCCAAGGATAGGAATATTCAACCCCAAGTAACTTTTTAAAGATTAGGAGGTTGCAGAATTCAAGTCAAATAAAAAATTCTGTCTATACTCCGAACTATATGGAGAAAGCATTTAATCTAAAAAAGTACGGGAAAATCAAGATTAAAAAGTAGTGTGTTATAATTATTTTAAGTAAAGGAAATAGTTAACGCACATGAAACACAATTCTGATCATATAAAATTACCGCAACTAATCCCGGCTTTTATGTCTAGCTTAGAGCGGAATTACTTGGATAAGGTATTGCAGATAGAGGAGCAAGTAGCAAATAGCGAAGGCTCTTTATATGAGTTTTTTAAGGCAGCATGGCCTTATATTGAAGGTAATATGCCTTATGTTGATAGTTGGCATATAAGGGCAATAGCAGAGCATTTAGAGGCGGTTTACGCGCGGCAAATAAGAAAGCTGATCATTAATGTTCCGCCTCGCACTGGTAAAACCAATTTAATATCGGTAGCTTTTCCTGCGTGGGTGTGGATACATAACCCTAGTGAGCGGTTTTTAACTGTATCCTGCGTTAATTCCTTAAGCCTTGAGCATGCGCAGAAAAACAGATCTTTACTCGAGAGCAATTGGTATCAGGATAATTGGGGATATAGATTCCCTCTTCTTAGAGACCAGAACGTTAAGAGCTTTTTCCAGAATACCAAAACAGGCTACCGGCAATCAACAAGCGTAGTATCTAAAACTGTCGGTAAGGGAGGTTCAATCATTATCATTGATGACCCTAACGACCCGGGGGACTTATCTGAAATAAAACGTGAGAACGTAATTAACTGGTGGACGCAAAGAATGTCTACCCGTTCAAATAACCCAGCTAATGACTGCCGAATAGTTGTCCAGCAAAGAACGCACGAGAACGATCTAACCGGTTATATCAGAAAAAACGATAGCGACAGCGACTGGGTAGAATTAGTGCTACCACTGGAATTTGAAGAAAAACGGAAGTGTATAACAGTACCGCTTGGCATAGATCAGGTTATTTGGGAAGACCCTCGCAGCTGCGAGGGAGAGGTGCTTAATGACTTACGTTTTGGCGAGAAGCAAGTAAATGAGTTAAAGAAGTTACTCGGCTCTTATGGATATGCAGGGCAATGCCAGCAAAGACCATCTCCAATTGGCGGCGGAATCCTCAAGAAAAAATGGTTTAAGTTCTGGACTAGCCCGATTAAGCCTAAATTTGATTACATATTGCAAAGCTGGGATACGGCAATTTCTGATGAACCAACAGCTGCATATTCTGCCTGTACTACCTGGGGAGTATGGGGTGAAAAATCCGAGGATGAGCTATTTAGGATGATGCTACTCTCTAGTTGGCGGGGTCGTGTAGGCTACCCCGAGCTTCGAGCTAGAGCACAGCGCCTTGCCAAGGATTATAAAGATACAGGTGAGCTTAAAAACCCAATGCCTGCTCAAAGAACTGTTGATTGTTGTTTAATAGAAGCAAAGGCAACTGGCGATCCCTTAATACGTGATCTAAGACTAGGAGGGATTCCTGCTATAGGGTATGTGCCAAAAGGCGATAAGAATGCAAGAGTACAGAGAGCAGCGCCGTTTATTGAGTGCGGGCTTGTATACTTATTTACTGAAGAGAAAAACCCTGAAAGGCTAACTCCGTTTGCCGAAGAGTTTTTAGAAACAGTGATAACCTGTCCAAACGGGGAGTCAAAAGACCTCGTTGACTCGATGACACAGGCAATTTTGTACCTCCGAGACTTTGATGCTTTAACCCATACAAGCGATGTTAAGGAAGATGAAACCATTACTAAACGCAAGCAATTATACTAATGGCAGCAAGAAGAAAGCAAAAAAGAAAGATTAATCCTGATTTATCTGTGCTAGAGAATTTAGAGCCTGAATCTCTAAATCTTACTCAAGAATTACCTATAGAGGAACAAATTCCACCAGAAGAAGATATGGGTATTTTGTCTGAGGAATTAGAACTTCCCGAAGCAATGGATGATCCTCTTTTATCTTTAGAGGAGCAAATCTTATCACGTATGGATAACGAGGTGGAAGAATTAGAGCAGGCTACTACTCCGTTTAATAGTAATTTTGCAAGTCAGATACCAGAAGCAGTCAGGGATAAAATAGCTGCTTACCTAAAAGAGGTAACTGAGAAAGATAAGAAAAATCGCGCACCCTGGCTTGATATAATTGAAAAGGCTAAAAATCTGCTCGGCTTTAAAATTGAGGAAATACAAGATGGAGATAATGGGAGCATTCGTAAATCCAATTCTTCTATTGGAAACAGCGCGCAGGTTAAGACTTACGATACTACTTTCTCAAGTAGCGTGCTTCGGCTCTGGGCAACGCTGCGCTCTGAGTTATTACCCGCTACCGGTCCTGTAGGATTTAGAACCGATATAAGTGTGGAGGAAGACTACGAATTAAAAGGCGAGATGGTTAGGGATATTTTAAACGAGTATTTAACTGTCGAAGATAAAGGTTTTTATCCCGATTACGATCGGTTCCTGTTATATCTGATTCTTTATGGGTGTGTATTCCGTAAAATCTACTACGATCCTATTACAGGTAAGCCCTTGAGCCGGTTTATCATGCCTGAGGACTTTTTATTTGATAATAACTGCTCAAGTATTACCGAATCAAATCGTCTGACCCATATTAGATATCTCTCAAAAAGAGAAATCATCTTTAATATGAATAGCGGGATATTTTCTAAACTTGACCTTGATTACCTAGATAACCTAGGTAGTAGCGAGGGCGAAGAAGCAAAGGATGAAAATGAGCAAAAACAGGTTGATCCGACCGGTTCCCGTTTTCCCTTTTATGAAACACACGAATATCTGGTTTTAAATGATTTTTTTGATGATAGCTCTTCGCTTGAGGATTACAGCATACCACTACCTTATGTTATTACCAGATGCGGCAGCAGTAATCAGATCGTATCACTTACGCCAAACTGGGATGAGGATGACCTAACCAGAACAAGGATTAACTGCTTTATTCATTATAACTTATTCCCCGGGTTTGATGTTTTTGGACTAGGTCTTGCTCAAATACTCGGCTCTAATTCAAAGAGCTTAACTTCCATGCAACAAATGGCAATTGACGCAGCTATTTTTCAGAATTTCCCGGGAGGGATGAAGTCCAAGGGAATAAAGACTACTAATAATGATTTAACGATATTACCTGGGCAATTTGTAACTGTTGAAACGGGTAATTTGTCCTTGCGTGATTCAATCATGCCGCTTCCTTATAATGGGCCTTCTCCTGCTTTACTTGAATATATTAACCGGATAACTGCTCAGACACAGGAGCTAGCATCCGCGAGCGAAGCGGGGCTAGCTGAAAATAATCAGAATACGCCTGTCGGTACTACCATTGCTTTGCTTGAAGTATCAAATCGGATGCAATCGGCAATAATGAGAACAGTCCATAGTAGTTTTAGTGAAGAGCTACAACTCTTTTATAAAATATTCAATTTACCGTCTCTACCTCTAGATAAAGAAAGCTTAAAGGTCATACCCGTATCTGATCCGTCCGTTGAATCTTCTACGCAGCGAATAATCAAGGCAGAAAGTATTTTAAAGTTAGCTAGCAGTAGCCCTGAGCTACATAACATGAGAGAGGTATATTTAAAAGTATATCAAGCCCTAGGGATTAACGATATTGATAAGATACTACTTCCTCAAATCCAGCCGGAGCAGCAGCAGGAGCAACCTATAGACCCGGCTCTGCAGGTTCAGATTGCTGACATTGAGCAACGAAAACTTGAAGTAGAGTCAAAAGAACGGCTAGCTCACTTAAATATTGAAGCTGACGGCTATAAGACGCAAATGAGTATCGAGCTCGATAAGGAAAAACTGGAACAAGAGAAGTATTTGGCCGAGTTAAAAGCAGCTGAACAACAACAACTTGCCGAGCAGAAATATCAAATTGAACTTTTAAAAATAGAGCTAAACGAGAAAGAAAAAGTAATAGATACGTTAACTAAGGAACAGGAAATGAGTACTAAGAACGAGCTTGAATTACTAAAGCTTGAGTACAAAGCAAAAGAAGCTGAGTTAAAGGCTCAAGTAGAAGCGCTACGGTCGCAAATTTCATCCACGCCAAACAAAGAGGAGATTATTTATGGATAGACAAAAAAGAGAGTTCGCTACTCGCCAAATGCAGGAAAGAGCTAAAGAGCGAAGCGAAAGCTGCAACAAATATGCTGCCGGTGGCGCTGCTAAAATTAGAAAAGATGTAGCTACAAAAAGTAGAGCGGCGGTGAAACCTAGAAATATGGGGAAGAGTAGTAAATGATTGGAATAAACCGAAATAATATCTATAGCCGAGGTTCTTTTACCTCTGGTTTTATAGGAAATATTGAGGCTGAGATTGATAGATACAGGCGTATTTTAAGTAATCCGGCATCAATTTCTACGCTAGAGGATTACAAATATCACGTGGGATTAATTGAAGGACTTGAGAGCTCCCTTGAACTCTTTAACAGGCACATAATAGAGGTAAATAACAATGATTAACCATGAAATAGCCAATTACAAGGCGGAAGATTTTAAAACTTTGGGAATTGATCTATCAATTTTTGATAAGAAAGCAATGATTAAAAGATTTCGGGAAGTATCGGTTACCGGAATCAATGTATTAATTCTTATTTACAAACCACCTGTTGAAGAGGTTACAAGAGGAGGAATTATAAAACCACCGAGCGCCGTCCAGGATGATCTGGAATACAACTCAATGGTCGGGATGGTATTGAAACTTGGCCCAGATAGTTATAAGGGCGATCAGTTTCCGAGCGGCCCTTATGTAAAAGAGGGAGACTGGGTCATATTCCCCCGTGGTTCATCTCTGCAATCAAAATATGAGGGTGAGCCGATAATTATGGTAGAAGATTTTAAAATCAAACTGCTAGTCGATAATCCATCAAAAGTATCAAGGTAAGAATATGTTTAAAATAGATATTGAAAATACAAGCGACTTAAACTCCGCTATTCCGCCTTTAAAAGAAATAGCCGAAAATAAGGACGAGAAGGGCGAGGATAAAGAAGATCAAACTGCTACTGCAGAACCGGAGCAAGGGTCTCAAGGATTAGAGGGCGAAGATGATAAAAGCGAACGTCCTGCAGATGTTCCCGAAAAAGAAGAAAAGCCTGCTAAAACCTCTACGCCTGACAAAGACAAGGAAAAATACTGGTCTAAATTAAAAAAAGAACGTGAAGAAAAGGCGGCAATGGCCGAGCGTTTAGAACAGTTACAGCAAGAAAAACTGCAAATGGAACAAATGCTCCGTCAAGCTATAAATACCGGTTCTACCCATTATAAGAACAATGTTGCCGGCGAACTTGAAATGGCTCAGGCAAGGTTGCAGTTAGCTTTAGAGAGCGGAGATGCTGCTGGAGTTAGCAGAGCTACAGCTGAGATTTCAAAGGCGACCCACGCTTTGAATGAGGCATCTAGAATAGCAAGTTTTCCTAAAGAAGAATATTCCGAAGAACATCTTAATCAGGTTCGGGCAAAAGAATATGAGGATAGATTATATAGCTGGCTTGAAAGTAATCCCGAAGTAGATAGAAACGCCCCCGAGTATGATGAAAAGCTGGCGGGTCAGGTTTTATCATTTATTAGAAAGCTGGATCGTAAATACCAGACTACCAATAAAGCACATCTAATAGGCGGAGGTGGTTATTACAGCATGATAGATGAGTATATCGATAATTTAAAAGCACAGGATACGACTACAACTCCTGCCAAACATTTTGGGGCGGTTCGCAGCCGTGCACCTATGGAAGGGGTCCCTGATCCAAAAACAAGGGAATTAAGCGAGAGAGAGAAAAAGGCAGCACTTGCTTTCGGTATGTCTTATGAGAGATATCGTGAGCTTCTAGATAAACATAATAAGGAAATGAGGTCAAAAAATGGCAATTAAATATAAACAAGATAAAAATAATGAGTTTAAGTCCGTAGATAGAGATATCAGGGAGCATGATCTTGAAAACAATGATTTTGATTTGATGTTCACTGATTCAACCTGTCCTTTCAAGGCTTTAATCGAGGAAATAATGCAACCAGGGGAAGAATATTACTTTGCCTTTAATAGCCCTGAACGTATTAACAGGTTACTGGCAAAAAAGTGGTATATCGTATCTCCTGATAGGCTTAAAAACAAACGTACTTATAGAGGGGACTTAAGATCGGAAAATGATTGTATTACTACCGGTGATACTATTGTTTTAGCAAGAGATGAACGTTACGGGATTAAAGAGCAGGAATATTACGAAAATAAAGCTATAAGAGTAATGCGTGATACTTTACAGAAAGTACAAACGGACATCTATAATCCGGTCATGCCGTTTTCAGACAGGGCAATGTAGAATATTATGTCTTATTCTAAAATCATACTAAATAGCGACATTAAACTATCCTGGCCTTATCCACGCACTGAAGGGGAGATTGCTAGTGACATTAATAATGTGATTTCTGAAAGTGATGCATATACAATTACTTTGCCGCCTGCCAATACTGTAGAAACCGGTACTAGCCTGTTGTTTAATAATGTCGGGCAAAAAGACTTTACCCTCTTATATAACGATGGAACGCCGTTAACTAACGTAATTATTCCAGGGGAAGTAATACAGATATATCTAACTGAGAATCTAACCAGTAAAGGAATATGGCAGGTAATACCTTTTGGGGGTGGTAGCAGTGGTATAGTAAGCTTTTCTACAGAAAGTCTGAATAACAGCTTGCAGATTACAAATTCAACTGTTACTCCACCAACAGGTAACATTATTTTTAAAATTGCCGACTCGTTGAATAATTTAAACAATCTAGCTACTCAAGTACAGAATGGTTTTTTAGTAATAACCGGTAATACTCCATTAAGTTTTGTAACTCGAAAAATAGGCGGTGGCTCTAATATAACCTTGCAAAGCGGTGATGGGGTTAGCGGCGATGTAATTATTAATTTAGCCGATTCTTTAGCTGGGTTATCCAGTATCAATGTAGGTAATCTCTTAATAGCTGTAAATACGATTACTACAGCAAGCGGGAGTGAGGATATTAACCTCGCTACTGTAGATGATGGAGTAATCAATTTAAACAGTACCCAAATTGACAATGTCGGTAATATGAGCGTACCCGGGAAGATTATAAATCCTGCTACTGCTAAAGCTTATTGTTTCTTTTACGATAATAATGCCCCAACTAATAATATCCAGATAGAGAGCAGCTTTAATATAGCCTCGGTTAGCGGAGCAAACGGGTCTTATGTTGTGAAGTTTGCTACTCCTTTTCCTGATGGTAATTATTTAGTGTTACCGGCATTAGCACGCGGAACGGAAGTAATAGCACCATTTCAGGTGTTCTTTAGGTCTAGATCTGCTACTGAATTTATTATTTTTACAACCGACACACTCGGTAATTTGCTTCCTGTACTTGATGGCGTATCCGTTGTGGTATTTGGTAATTAAAGGGAGTTATTTAAGATTTGATAGAAAGATTATGCAAGAGAATAAAGAATTAAAAATATATGATTATACAGTTATAGGAATGTTTTTAAACCCTGAAGGGTTTTTTACCGTTAAGGTAAGCCTAGACAAAAATAATAAGCATAAAGTAATTTTAAAATTTGCTAACAAACTCATAGAAGATTTATTTAAAAATGTGATTTCCGAAGAAGAAATAGAAAACAAACTAAATGCTCTTTTAATGGCAAATAGCAAATTTCTTTTTATTAGATTGGTTAGATTGGCACTTGGCAGTGAAAGAATCAAAACGCAATTAAGAGCAAATCAGACAGGTATATTTATACTGACTGGCGAAAAATGGCAAAAAATAATGGATAGGATAGAACAAGAAGAGCTTGAAGCAATACTCGCTCAAGGGCTTGAAGATATATAAGCTAAATCTAAAATAGTAGTACGATTTGCAAAAGTAGCAGTCTTTTTGCTATAATATAATTAGGTAAAAAAAGTCATGACCAGGCTTAAAAAGGTTCACGTCATTGCTAGACGTAAAAAGGCGTAGTTTGTAGCTAAATCTTTTTCTTAAAAAGCTACCTCTGTCATCGCAAGACACAAAAAGGCTAGTTTTGAAACT